GCTAAGAAAACTATTGAGGATTATCAGAATATTCTACCTATGTATGTTAAAGACCATACAAGAAACTCATGGGCTAATGGTAAACCTTTACAAGAAACTATGCGAAGAGAACGCGCTTGGTCTGATATGCTAGATGAACTTCATCCAGATGAAGGCGCTGTGTTAATCGCTATGGTTGATGGGACACTTAACAAGCTTTATAACAGCATTTGTTTAGACCTTGCTAAAGAAGCATTTCCAGAGTTATTTGCTAATGACTAAGAAAATTAAAAAATTATTCACAGAGCATACTACAGAAGTTGGCGAGACATATTTTTATCATATGTTTATGAATGTTCTCGTATTGATTGGCTTGATTGGAACATTCGGCACAGTTCTTATTCATGCTATCCTCCCCTTTGCTTTTGTTAACACAAGCAGAGACTCCATCAAAGATATATTAATTATTTTAAATAGGAACGGTGATGAGCGATAATAATTTAAAAGTAGTAGTTAGCGCAAGTATGTATAGAGAATTAGAAAACATGGGTAGTGACATGCGCAAATATGTTGTTGAAGCTCCTATGGATGATGACGATACTGACGCCCTTATGCTAACTGAAGAGGGTAAGTGATGCCAATTTATAATTTTAGAAATATTGAAACAGACGAAGTCAGCGAAGAGATAATGAGCATATCAGCTCGCGATGCATACCTTATTGCAAACCCTCAGTTGAAAGGTGTTATTCTTTCATCGCCTAAAACAGTTAGCGGCGTCGGCGAAATACACACTAAGATTGATAACGGCGCTAAAGAAGTATTTCAACGCATCGCTGATGCAAACCCTCATAGCCCTATGAACGATAAGTGGGGATCAGACAAGTCAAAGAAAGCCACAGAAAACAGAAACATAGTTAAAAAGCATTTTTCACATTTCTATAATTAAGAGTAAAGTAATATGTTTAAGCACGAACCTGTAGCATTGCCACATGATGACCTTATTACAGAACAAGGTAATGGTAAAAGATTATATGTAACGCCGAAGGGTAAGTATCCTTCAATAACAACCGTATTAGGTTCACTACCAAAGCCAGGCTTAGATGCTTGGCGGAAGCGTGTAGGCGAAAAGGAAGCTAACCGTGTTATGAATAGAGCAGCTACAAGAGGTACTGCAGTTCATGAGTTATTTGAACGCTATGTCAATAACGAAGAAGGCGTTGTTAATGAATATCCTTTGCACATTCAAGCCACATTCTTAGATGCAAAGCCTACTCTTGATAAACACTTAACTAAAGTATATCAACAAGAAGCACCTTTATACTCTAACCATTTAGGTATTGCTGGACGTGTTGATTTAGTTGGTGAGTGGGATGGCAAACCTTGTATCCTCGATTATAAAACAAGTAAGAGCTTTAAAAAGAAATCTTTTTGCGAAAACTATTTCATGCAAGAAGCTGGGTATGCAGTAATGTTTGAAGAGTTAACAGGAAAACCAATAACACAGTTAGTAACATTGATTGCTGGTGATGAAGGCGTTCAAGTGTTTGTAGAACATCGCGATGATTGGATTGGTGGTTTGATTAATGCTAAGAAACATTACGATTCTATTAATGGGTAAAGACAATGATTAACGTATATGGTGTAGGTCTTCCTAGAACAGGTGGTACAAGTTTGGCAGCCGCTCTCCGAGAGCTGGGCTATCATGGGTCTAACTCTTGTATCGTAACTAAGATTAAGACAACGACTGAACATATATATGGTGATGACCTAACATTTAAAATAGATAATGATATTCCTCAGTTTATAATGGACAGTGGGTTTTATGGTTTCTTAAAGTCTGAAAACTTAGTTAGTTTAGACGGTAACTATAACCTAACAAATAAGAAGTTTATAATGACAACACGCTCGCATAAAGCGTGGCTTAAGAGTCTGACTAAGTATAAATATATAGAAGGGGGGACAGGAATCCCTAATAAAGCTCAGTATGAAACACTTATTAGAGAAAGTATCCCTTCTGAGAATTTGCTTACTATTGATTGGAGCGATGGGGATAGTAACTGGGATAAGCTTACTGACTTCCTAGATTTGCCACGTGTTAACGGTGCACCGTTCCCTTGTAAGAATTGTTGATATGTATAGGATATGGAGAGTATGGGCAAAGGCACTCGGCGATAAAGTTGGTAACACAGACCGAGAAGCTGATGCTGTAGCGATTACACGGTCAGTTATTGTATTAATAAATTTAACTTGCGCATTGTTCATTATAGCGAACATTGTGCATAAGTGGTAAGGAGTATAACAATGGACGATATAGATTTAAGTTTTGACTTTGGTTTTACAATCAAAGATGAAGATGAACTAAAGAGTGTACAGGATGCTCAAGAACAACTCAGACAGGCCGAGGCGGACGTAGTAAAGGCTCAGGAAGCAGCAGAAGATGTATCAGAAAATGGTTTAGAGAAAGCGAATAACCTTCTTAAAGCTGTTACACCTCTGTTGAATAACTTAGCCCAAAATCCCGACAAGGACTACATCTATTGGCCTGGGCGAGTTGGCAAGATTGAAGACTTTAAAGCATTACTTAACAAAATTATTGAAGCATAATGTTTAAAAAGATTAAAGAAATATTTGGGTTTACCTATAGGTTTGATGTTGATAAACTTAGAACACAACTTATGCGTGATGAAGGCGTTGTTTATAAAATATATCTTGACCACCTTGGTTTAGCAACATTTGGTATTGGGCATCTGATTACTAAAGATGACTTTGAGTATGGTTTGCCTGTAGGTACAAGCGTTAGCCCACGTCGTGTTGAAGAAATGTTTGACATTGATATTGAGTGGGTATTGACAGATTGCCGAAGATGTTTTAAGTATTGGGACTTTTACCCTGAAGAAGCGAAACAAGTATTTGCGAACATGATGTTCAATATGGGACTGACTCGATTAAGTAAGTTCAAGAAGATGATCGTATGTGCAAATAATAGTGACTGGAAAGGTGCAGCTATTGAGGGCACTGATTCAAATTGGTATGTTCAAGTAACCAAGAGATCTGAGCGCCTTATGAGACGCTTAGAAAAGATTGATGAGTAAAACCACTGTTCAAAATGGAAAAGGCTCTAGCCGACGTTCTAAGGAGGACAAATCAGCTATAGCCAGAAATTGGCCAAAATCCATGTTATCCCCTTTAGACCGCAAACTTCAGGAACAAGCTAAGAATGCTTCTCAACCTGTTGATTCTAATACATAAAACCGCAACCCTTTGATTTATAAAGGGTTTTCTTTCAGCTCCCGTGGGATTTATAAACCCTTACAAATCAACGGCTTTAGACGAATTCTCGTAACTTATTGATTTTAAATAAGATTTAACCCTTTACATTCTATAGCAAACCATGGTATAATAGATATATTATAAAGGATTAACTAATAATGATTTTTAAAGTTACAGCAAATAGTAAAAAGGGCAAATCCCGTATCAAGGAACATGGTGATACTTGGGAGTTAGTACAGACAAAGATGAATGTGTTATTTGACACTAAGTCAGGTCCTTGGGTTTCGCTGAAATCCATAGAAACTGGATGTGAACGTTGGGTTCATGCCAGAGATGACGCCCATTTTGTTATAGGTATGGAAGTCGAGTAAATCTTGTTATAAATCAATGGGTTACAGTATGCCATTGATTTTGTTGAAGATTTAACTATATACATATTGTCCATACTATGGTATAATAGCTATTATTAAATGATTAACGGATATAGATTATGAATGAATTACACGACTTACAAGAACACTATTCAAACCTTTATAAGGATTTAAATGGTGTTCGCCCACCAAACAACCCTAGTGTATGGAATAGCATTCCAGCATTAGAAGTAGCCATAGATGATCTTTGTGATCAGGCTACTTCTATGATGGGTTATGATATTAACTAATTTTATTGAGTAATAAAATGAATAATAAAACCAAAGGACTGTTGGCTGTACTAAACGAGGTCGGCCCCGAATTATTGCAAGATGCTATGCTTTCGTTGAACGAGGAACGTAAGGACAACACGGAAAGCGACTACCTTCACAGATATGAGAGTGAATTATTGCTATTAGAAGATCATATTCGGGTTGTTCTGTCTAGTGTTAACAATTTACATTTACGCATAATAGAAGAAGAGGTAAACAATGAAAGTAATTAATTATGAAGTTAGCTATGCCCCTGCATCACTGGGTAAAAGTTGTGTCACAGTGGAATACCAAGATGAACACGGCCGTGAGCGAGAACCAGTTAAACTTTTTGTTGACGCAAATGATTCTGACGAAGATATTCTGCGGCAGTGTGAAGAAGCAATTGCACCGCCTGTTGATAATCGTACCCTTGTTCGTAAGGCCAAAGATGCTGTTGACGCATTCTTTGATGTGTGCAAATAATGGATCCTCAGTATACAGAAACATTTGGCCCTCTTGAAGATCCAATTGATTTAGAAGAGTTTCACGTACATACTAGAGCAGCTGAGTTTGTTCAACTTATGCAAGAGTATGACGTCTCAGAAGTAGCAGCCGCACTAAGTGTATGCACTACCGATGATGATGTACAGAATCTCATGCAGGTGGTTTTACAACTTATCGCTAAAAAGGCTGCCTAATGATCGGCATAGAGATTCTGAATCAGGTTGCTGAGAAGCGACGGGTCAGACAATACATTAAAGATATTGCTGTCGACCTAAAGATTACGCGTTTTTACTCAAAAGAAATAAGAGTAGAATTTTTTAAAGCACTAAAGTGTGGTAAAGAACCAGTGTATGGATTTGCTGATTACGATAAGTATACTAATGAAGTTATTATTGAAATCGCTAGGACATACGAAAACAAAAAGCTAAGTCTAGAATTTAAGATGAAAACCTTAGCACACGAATTGGTTCATGCAAAGCAATATTTGCGAGGAGAACTAGACCCGTACAAAGATACATGGAAAGGTGCTGATTGTGACAAGTGGAAAACTGTAGAGTATTCAGAGGAACCATGGGAACAAGAAGCAATGGAATTAGAAGAAACTTTATTTGAGAAACACTGGTTAGGAAAAGATAATGGATAGAATTAAAATGATTAAAGAAGCTCAGGCCAAACGCCAAGGGCTAACTCTTGAGCAACTTGAGATGCAAGAGCTAATGACAAATATGGACGCGCGAAAGAAACAGAACAAGATTGACGCACGCGCAAGAACTAAAGCAAAGAAAGCAGCAAAGGCTGCAATGGGTGGAGAACGCGTAGCAAAACGTGCTTCTCTTGATATTAACTTAGAACATAACATGCACCATAATGACGTAGAACGTTTCATCAAAGATTCATCAATCATGGACGCTTATAACGAAGCTAAGAACGATTGGGATTAACATTTTTTAATAGAAGAGGAAAGTAGTATGTATTCAACTATTCAAGGGAAGACCTTGTATAATCATGTCAATAGCGGTCAAGCCGCTGGGACATTCCGTAAGTCAATGTTAGTTAAGCGCTTATCTGATGATGTGCTTGGCTATAAAGTATTCTCAGGCGATAAGAGTGAGGATCTTGGTTATGCTGGCATCATTTGGTGCCCAGGTAAGAGTGCTGGTACCGTACTCTCAACAGCAACTAAGTTTGTAATGGGTTACTATACCCCACACATCTAATGCGTATTAGAGCAAAACATCTGCATGTGGCAGAAGCACTCACAAACGTTGTTGTTGGGTACTTAATCAACATCTTTGTAGTGTATGCTATCTTACATGCGCTTGGGCTTGAGATAACCTTAGGGCAGAACGCTGCTATGGGTGTATTTTTAGCAGTGGTATCATTCATTAGAGGCTACTTCGTAAGAAGGACCTTTAACAATATAATTAAGAAGGTATATAATGGCAAAACGTAAACCTAAGAAAAGCGTCACCCTCAATCCGTTTGGTATTGAGCCTATCTTTGAGAAAGGCAAGACGCCAAAAGACGAAGTCCTTCGTCGTGTTGCTTATGGCAATGCTTCGGCATGGTATAACTATGAGTCAGGTCCTAAAGACCATGTATCCTATGTTCTTGATTATGCAAAGGATGTTCTTGGGTACTCAAAAGATGACGTCAAAGCATTAAAGAAGCTACCCGACTGGGGTATCTCTGCGGTAGTAGGGATTCCATGTCACATGTATTATCGAGGCTGGAATTTAAACGCTACAGAGAAAAAGCGTATAGTTAGTGAGATGATTCGCAAACTTACAGTAGCAAATGCTATAGTAGTTGAAGTAGTTGCTGCAGTACCTGTAATATCACCTGCTGAGAAAGTGCTAATGAAAGTTAATGCAACTATTGGTAAGGATTACGATATTCTAATGGAAGAGTTTGGCAAAGGCAACTTTAAGCAGAAGCTGAGTGCGTTTAACTTAATTAAGAGTTACAACCTCAACCCTGCTCATATCAATTTCTTTGAGAAAGACGTCATGCACGACTATGAAACTATTCGTGACGCGTTTAAAAAGACGTGTGACCAAGCGGTTGAAGCATATAGTCATGTGCCACGTCCTGACCTAAAGAAAATGTATGAAGCTTTGCAAACTATTGTTGATGATATTGAGCAGGTTAAGAGTGCTAAGAAAGCTGTCCGACAAGTTCGTGTTAAGAAACCTCAGGCTGCTGATAAACAAATCAAGCGCCTTAAGTTTAAGACTGATGATAACACCTATAAGATTGCATCGATTAACCCAGCATTGATTCCTACAGCAGCTATATTGTTTACTTTTAATACAAAGACTAGGTTGCTTACAATGTTTAAATCTGATTCAGTTGATGGGTTTACTGTTAAAGGAACGACTATTAACGGGTTTAATCCTGCTCTGAGTAAGTGTACAACATTGCGGAAACCTGAAGAATCACTTAAGGTATTGATGAAAGGCAACATCAAGAAAGCTGAAACAATCTGGGATACGTTGACTACTAAAGTTCGCGAACCAAAGGGTCGTATTAGCACTGATGTGATATTGCTAAGGGTGTCAACATGAACTTAACCGAACTTGAAGGAAAGATAATGACAAAGAAACGGTTAACGACTGCTGTTGAGGGTTTAGTTGCTAAAGATAGGATGAGTTATCTTGAAGCATTAGCCCATGTATGTGAAGTAACTGGCTTTGACCCTAGTGGTATCAAACGTTTACTTAATGATTCAATCAAAGAGAAGTTAGAGGTTGAAGCACTTGAGTTGCGGTTGATAAAGGGCGATCGTCCTAACAAACTGCCAGGACTGTAATGCAAAGAAGCGACGCGCCATATAGCTGCTATAAACTATTCTTAGCAATGAAGATGCACTTTGAATCAAACTATGACGGTGTTAAGTATCATTGGAAAACGAATGCGAAGCCTGACTCATTTTATAAAAGAAGAGATAAGTATTTCTTTGATAAACTATCAAGAAAATATGGTAGTGATATAAAAGAGTTCTATGCTTCTCAGTTCGTCAATGGTGTGAACTATGTTGGTAGGATGCTAGATACCAAAGGTGAGAAAGATTACGCAGAGTATCAGAGGATACATCAAAGCATACATAAAATCTTTAGTGATGATATGTATAAGTTAGCTAATGAGGTTGATGACTTTGATACTTTGCTAACCTCATCACCACCTGCTATCATTAGTTATTGGGAAGAGGAAGTTATACATTTAGAAACTATTTGCATAATAGATTCACTAACGAACTTTATGACACATGCTGATAAGAACATTACAGAGACAATCTCATGGCCCAAGAAGTATCGCTTAGTGACAAAGTATAAACCCTTTGTTGATTATGATAGAAAAAAAGTTAAAGAATCAATAGTGAACGCGTTTGGTTAGAAATTTAAAAGATATAAATAACTCGTGATAACTATATACATTTAGTGAAAACTATGGTATAATAGATATTACAATTACATCATGGAATTAGTGGATAAATTTAATACAATAATATATAGGAAATATAATACGATGGACTTTAATAAGTTAAAACAGAATCGTGCTAGTGCGATGGACAAACTAGTACAAGCTTCAGAAAGTAATGAAGTTAAAAAGAGTAACTCTTATGGTGATGACCGCATTTGGAAACCTACCCGCGATAAAGCAGGCAATGGTTATGCTGTTATTCGTTTTCTTCCACAGGCTAATGATGGTTTGCCTTGGACGAAATACTTTTCGCACGGGTTCCAAGGTCCTACTGGTAAGTGGTATATTGAATGGTCACGTACATCTATTGAAGGTGAACAGGATCCAGTATCAGAACTTAACAGTGAGCTGTGGAACAATGGTGATAAAGATGCCGCTCGTAAACAGAAACGTCGCCTACACTATGTAGCTAACATTCTTGTTGAGAGTGACCCAGCCAATCCTGAGAACGAAGGTAAAGTATTCCTTTATCAGTTTGGTAAAAAGATCTTTGAGAAAATTCAAGATTCAATGCAGCCTGAATTCGCTGATGAAACTCCAGTCAACCCATTTGATTTGTGGGAAGGTGCTTCATTCAAGCTTAAGATTCGTAAGGTTGAAGGCTTCGTTAATTATGACAAGTCTGAGTTTGGTAATTCCTCGCCTCTATTAGGTGGTGATGAAGAACAGCTTGAAGCTCTCTTTGCTAAGACATACGCGCTTGCAGAGTTTACTGACCCTAATAGTTACAAGTCTTATGAAGAACTAAAAACAAAAATGAATCGTGTTCTGGGAATCACTGCAGCAGGTCCTGTTGTAGAGGCTACCATTACGGCTGCTCCAACTCCGGTTGAGGCACCTACTGTAGCGACAACGGTTGAACCAACTGTTGCTGATAGTGATGATGCTGATGACTCAACGATGTCTTACTTCGCTAAGCTTGCTCAGGACGATTAAGAAGAAAAAGAAATACTTAGCTATCGGAGGGTAGCATTGAAGGGGGCGAAAGCCCCCTTTTTATTTAGGCTATCCTTGGTTGAAGCGGACCGCTAGCAGCTGCAGTTTGCGACATTTGATTATTATGTACATGAATAGCTTCTGAACTATGAGAACTATTATTTGAGCTTAGTACGTTCATGCCCGGTGCACCGCTACTATTCTGCTTTGGATCAGGAGTCATGCTACCAGCCTGGGATGCTGATGCTATCTTAGCTTTTTGTATTCTTCGTACTTAGGATTAGGCGAACCATCGGCTAACTTCCCAGCTTTACCAGAATCAATTAATTCCTGCTTTGCCCTCGTTACATTGTCCTCGTCCATCTTAAAGTCTATTTGATAATCTACCATTGGTATCTTAGACAGCCCGACATTAACGATATCAATAAGCCCATTAACAAGTCTTGCAATCATATCTTTGAACATAGCACCAAGAACTGGAAGACCGTCGAATAGATTATCTAAGCCTAGTTCCTCTTTTATGTTTTTAAGTTTATTGTACGCGTACACTAAACCTGCAATAATTGCCGCGATAACAGCTACAATTAGCAAAGCCGGTGCAGAAAGTAGTGCAAGACCCTTAAACAAAAGGGTGAAGCCTTTTACTAGCAAACCTGCGACCTTTCCAATGCCAAGCA